TTATAAACTTTTTTAAATTCATAGCTGCCATTTTTCCACTAAAGTATACATTTGCAAAATACTTTTTATTTTCATTTATTAAATTTACTGAAAATGAAAACCATTGTGTACCTTTTTCATTTTCCTTGTATTCAAGTCCTTCTATAACTCCTTCATAAACTCCATCTTGAACAGAAAAGTCTGTTTCCTTATCTCCTGCTTTCCAATCTTGTGCTTCTAATTCCGCCATGATATCTGCTATACTCATTATTTGTTACCTCCATCTTTATTTATATTATTTGTATTGTCTGTTGTTTTAGCTATATTTTCATTATTTTTTGTTGCTACTTGTTTAATTGCTGGTTTTATTTCGAAAACCCCTTTTACTGTTTTTAAAATACCCAGAATCTTTTTGTCTTTTATATCATCTTCTTTGTAAGCTTCTCTTTTATTTGTGCATATTCTTATATAGTTGCTTCCAATCTTTTTAGTTTGGATTGAAAAATCACATCTACCCATACAAGCATTTAATGGTTTTTGTCCTAAGCTAGGAGCTTGATACATTGTTTGCCCATTATTTTCAGATTTTTCTATTGAATGTGATATAAATATTACATTCATATTCATTTGAGTTAATTCAATCATTAATTTCTTCCATACCGCATTGAATTTAGCATAACCTTTTCCAAAAGGAATATCTGCTAATGATTCAACTTTTGCTGCTTCACATATATGAATTGTTAGCATAGTCTCAATGTCATCTATTAAATCTATAATTACTGTCTTATATGTATGTTTTTCAGTTTTTAAAGCCTCAATAACTTCTGCAAACTCTGCAAAGGTTTTAATTGCAACAGATGGAGTATTTACTTTTGTAGCATTTCCATCAGTGTTAATTATCAATGGACTATCAAATTCTCTTGCTAAATAAGTCTTTCCTGACATTGATTCACCCCATATTAAAAAGCTTTTTGGTGTGATGTCTGCAATCTTTGGTTCGTTTACTGGTAATTTAATCATTTTATCCTCCTTATAATCCAAGTGCAGCAAGTGCTGACTTTTTACTATCATTTATATTTGTTTTACTTATTATTTCTTCTTTAACTTCTTCCACTACATTTTTATCTGCTCTAACTGTGATTTTTACATAACCTTTTTTGTTACTAACTTTTGTATATTGTTCTGCTATTTCAGGCATCTCTTCTTTTAATTTTTTAGAATCAATAGTTTTTGTTGTAGTAGGATTTACTTTTGTAATCATAAGAGCATCGGTAACTATTGTTTTAACTCCTACTTTTTCCATTAATCCATATAATATTTCTCTTTGAGTTTTAGCTTCTTTTTCCATATCACTAAGTCTAGCTAATTCTTTTTCCAGAACTGATAATTTATTTATAGTGTTGTTATATTCAACCAATCTATCATTGAAATAAAACTCTTCTTCTGTCATCTCTGGATTTTCTTTTAATCTTTCAACATCAATCCAAAATTTCTCTGCTTTAGATAATATTTGTTGTATTAATTTATAGTCTCTTTTTATTTCCATGACTGAAATTCTTTCAGGATCAAAATCTTGATTGAAGTAATCATCTGTGTGCTGTGTTTCATAATTTAATCCACTCCAGAAATTCTCATGTCTTTTATATTGAACTAGATAACCTTTTTCAACATTGAATTGAAACATATACATTTGCATTTGTAATATGTAATCATATACATCTTCATATGTTGTTTTGTCTCCAGCATTGGTTTTAATTTCTAGTAATAATCCAGCATCTTTATCCAATCCATCACAGTTAGATCTAAGTCTTAAATCTTCATTGATATTTGTATTTTCTTTGAATTTAAGCTCATAAATACTATTGATATAATCTCTTATTTGTGGTTCCAATAATTGACCATATCTAGTGTATTCATTTCCTTTAAATACTGCAGGAATTACTCCTGCCTTTTCTCTCGCAAGAGTAAAGCAATCTTTGAAAGGACTTACATTAAACAGTGCTGGCAAATCACTTCCACCAAGATATTTATTTCTGTTTTGTGTTACACTCTCTCCTGGAGTGTGTGATACTATTTTTTCTTGTTCCATTCATATCCTCCTAAATCTTCTAAACTTAATAATTTATCTACAAAGTCTTTTTTGTCATCTAACCTTGTATAAACCTTTTCTTCTATTGTGCCTAGTCCAATGTACTTATAAACTGTTACTTTGTTTTTTTGCCCTATCCTGTAAGCTCTACCGATTGCTTGCTCATAGTCTTGATAACTCCAAGTAGGGCTAAAAAATATTACTTCTGAATTATATTGAAGTTCTATACCTGCTCCTCCAGCTTGAATTTGTACAAGAGTAGTTTTATTTTTCAAATTTTTAAAATTTTCAAAATCAGGTATGTTTGTTAGTGCTCCACTTACTTCATAATCTACTTTTATTAATTGTTTTATAGCTTCAGCTTCTTTTTTAAAGTTATAGAAAATTAAGATATTAGAATCTGTTGAATCTCTAAACTCTTTTAAATATTCTAGTTTTTCATTAAATCCAGCATACTGTCTAAGTCCAGCTATAAATTTTGAAGAACTATCATATAATTCATCTCCTAAAACTCTATCTTTTTTTATAGTTATATATTCATCACCAGCTGCAAAATACTTTTCTTCAAATACTAAATCTGGTAAATCCAAACAGTCATTTTTATTAAGTGCTACACTACTTATAGCCTTCCAACATTTATCAATGTATTCTTTGTTCTTCCAATCTACTATTTCATAAAATCCCATGTAGTTCATTTTCTTTATAGCATTAGATTTCTCATAAGCATAACCACTAGCATAAATTCCAAATATGGCCATATAATTTCCTAAATCTTGATATCCATTGCTTGCTGGTGTTGCACTCAATAAGCAAAAACCATAAGATGCTTTACATAGTTTTAAAGCTAGTTTACTTCTTTGAGACTTTTTATAATTTTTAATGTAATGACACTCATCAAAAATCAAATAAGTATTTTTGTCTCCATTGACATGTTTTAATCTTCCATAACTAATAACTTCATAATCTATATTCTTTCCATAGTATTTATTGAAATTATTAATTTCTCTATTCCATCCACCTTCTTTAACTTTCTGAGCAGGTGCTATTATAATTAATCTTTTACCTTGTGCATGCTTCCAGTAATGATGGATTGATAATATTGTCTTTCCAGTTCCAGTTCCTAATGGATATATATAGTTTTTTAAACTTTTATCCAGTAAGTCTTTTTGATATTGGTATAGCATCATAGCAACCCACCATCTTTTAATATTTGCCAAAACTCTTCCATATTGTGAGCTACTCCAACCAACCCGCCACTATCTTTTATCTTTTGTATTTGAGCTTTTTGTAACTCTGAAACAATTCCACCATCACTTCTTTTAACTTCTATAGCTACAAATTTACCATTTATACAAGCTATAATGTCAGGTACTCCTGTTTTTTGAAATGCTCCACCATGTACCTTAAAATACCAGTGATTGTTTTGTTCCAACCATTTTTTTATTTTATTTTCAACTTGTTTTTCTAGCATTTTCAATCTCCTTTATTCATATATTTTTGAATCCATTCCTTCAAATAAAGAAGATTGTTCTAATTTAATCTTTGCTTTTTCTTCTTCTAATGTTTCTAGATTTAGTTTGGCTTGATTAAAATAAGCTTCTTTTAATTCAATTCCTAAACTTCTTCTATCCATTTCTAGTGCCATATATTGAGTGCTTCCAATTCCCATAAATGGATCTAAAACTATATCATTTGGATTAGTCCATAATTCTATACATCTGGCTATTACATCTAACTGTAAAGGACATATATGTCTTTCATCTTCTTCTGATCTTGCTTTTGTTCTATTCAAAGTGTTAGTTTGTCTTATATCCATCCATACTGGGTTGGCATATCTTCTCCATACTTGGTGAGAATAAACAGGCAATTCATTATATTTTTCTTTATTTTTTACTTTTTCAGGATCAGGTTCTGGTCTATCTCCTTTTATTCCTTCTGGTTCGTTCTCTCCATAAAATCTAGTAAGACCTTCAGGGTGTTCTATTCTTTCAGGATTTTCTCCATCTTTTCTAAATGTAACAATATAATCGGGTAAACCATTTCTACATAAACTTGAATCTTTACATAATTGTTTATGCAGTAATCCTAGAGCTTTTGTTCTTGTTGCTTCAACTAATGGATCTTTATATATTGTTACTTTTGAATGATATATAAATCCAGCATCTTGGAACAATCTTATTATTTCCCCTGGAAAATCTTTTAATCCAATTACTCCATCTTTTGACTTCATCATAGGTAAATCCATACAATGAATGCTTACTAATCTCCCAGGCATAAGAACTCTATGCAATTCTTTAATTAAAAAATTAAAATGTACATAAAATTCATCATCATTTTTACTATTTCCCATATCTCTATCACTATTTGAGTAAGTATATAAACTTGCAAATGGTGGACTAAATATAGAATAGTGAATTGAATTATCAGGTATTCCTTGAATCACTTCTACACTGTCTCCATGATATATTGAATATTTGTCTTTTATTATTTGATTTATAACGTTCATTTTATCCTCCAATTTTTAATTTAATGTTCTCATTTCTTCCCAGTTAGGTAGCATCATTTCTGTTTGTGGTACGTATTCTGTTACTATTCTAGATGTTGAATGTAACTCTTTTTGTGTTATTTCTTTAGTTAGTTCTACCATTTGAGATTGCATGTATTTAGCATCTTCTTCTTTTCTAGCAATATTTTCTTTAACTGTTCCTTCTTTTGCTGAAAGAATTATGTAAACATTAACTTCTTTTGTTTGACCAAATCTCCAACATCTCCTAATAGCTTGATAATACTGCTCATAACTATCTGATAACCCAACAAATATCATGTTGTTACATTGTTGCCAGTTCATTCCAAAACCTGCTATTGATGGTTTTGTAACTAATGATTTTATTTCATTGTTTGAAAATTTAATCATTGTTTCTGCTTTATATTTTGAGTTATCTGAGCCCTTTACCTCATAACTATCATTTATATACTCTTTTAATTTAGCTGATTCATCATTTAAACTACACCATACTAGCCATTGTTCGTATGAACTATTAACTATATCTGCAGCTTTTTGACATCTCACATCTAACGTTTCACGTCTTACATTTCTTCTTTGTGTAAGAGTCAATTTATCGTTATAAAATTCATCTCCATCAGCTATAATTTCAAATATATTTAATTTTGGTAATGTATATCCTTCTATTTCATAACCTAGATTATTTGGATTATCTATAAATACACACCAACCAGCCATCCATTGCCAAAATATTTTATCAGCATGTCCTTTCAATCTCCATTTTGCAGTATCTCCACCATCATGGATAAAGTACATTGAAAGCATTTCGTTTCTTGTCATTATTCCTAAGAATTCAGCATGATTTCCAAGTTCCATATAATCGTTTGGTGCTGGTGTTGCTGTACAAGCTAATTTAAAAGGACAGTGTAAAAAGTTTTCTATTATTTGAGTTCTTATTTTTCCTGTGAAACTTTTTAATATAGAACTTTCATCTAAAACTATTCCTCCGAATTCATTGGCCACAAACTTATCTAACTTTTCATAATTAGTTATATTTATTCCTGGAACTACATCTGATTGACTTTCACAAATATTTACATTTATTCCAAATGTTTCTCCTTCATGTTTTGTTTGCATTGATACGGCTAATGGTGCTAAAATTAAAACATTTCTTCCTGTGTGTTCATATACTTTATTAGCCCATTCAAGCTGCATAATTGTTTTACCTAATCCACAATCTGCAAATATTGCTGCTTTTCCTTTTTTTAAAGCCCATCTAACAATATCTTTTTGAAAATCATATAGATTCTGATTTAACTCTTTTTTATCAATATCAAATCCACTACTTATGATTGAAGTAGATTTATTGAATATAAACTCATTGTATTCTTGCATAATCATCTCCTAAAATTTATTTAACAGCTGTATTAATAGTTCAGCCAATCTTATTTTTTTCACTCACTTTTACACTATTTTTAAAATCTTCTAAAAGTGAATCTATCATTTCATTAACTATTTCGATTTTTTCATCATTTTTATTTATAACTTGTGTTTTAAGAACAACCCAAGAACCTTTTACTTCTTTTATCCAACTGTTATTTTTAAATCTAAGGATACATTTTTTAACAGCTTCATAGTCTTCATTTAGATATTCGGCTATTTGTTTTCTGGATTTGTTAGGGTATTCTCTCAAACATTCTAAAACTTCCCATCTGTTTATCATTATTCACCTCTTGAATTTATTACTAATTTAATGTATAATTCAAGTAAATAGATTTATCTATTTACTTTTTTGTTTTAAACATCTGATTTGGTTTGGTCGCCTGGTTCAGATGTTTTTTCTTTTTTATAACTTTTTCCAGCTAAGAAATTTAGCCAATGAGCTTTTATAATTAAGTAAGCTCCTCTTTCATTTTCTTCATTTTTCTTTTTGTAGATGCAGCCAGGAACTTCATTAGCTCTTATTAAAGAGTAGACATCATCTTTATTTAACTCTCCGCCAGATAAGGCTACTGCTTCATCTACTGTTATTTTGTAATTAGCCATTATTTTGCACCTCCTTTTTAATTGTTTAATTTAATCAATTGATCAATTATGTTCAGACATTCATTTTCAACAAAGGCTAAATTGTTACAAGGATCGCTATAAATATGATTTGTATCAAAGCCTATATAATAAATACCATCTTTGAATCTGTATCCGCTGTATGACAATCCACCATGACAGTCAATACTATCTAAATCATCATAATGTTGTTCATAGTAAATATGATTTTTTGGTACTTCTACATACCCACAGTACCAGTTATAACGTCCATCATCTGTGTGAGTAATTACATAACTAGACCCTTTAAAAATTCCAACTTTCATAATTTCTAAATTCATTTTTGCCTCCCTTTTAAAATAAATCTCCAAAATCATATAACTCTACATATTTGTTATAAAACTTCCATATGCAGTTGATTAACCATTTTACCTTAGATTTGATATCCTTTAATGAGTAGATTAGCCATACAGCTTTATATTTCACTACATCTATAAGAGTTGCTTTCTTTTTTTCTTTCAGAAGTTCCATTATTGCTATTTCTTTTTTTGTCATATAAATTCCCCTCCCACATCTCCAAAACTTGTATAATTGCTAAAGCTCTACCCATTTTTAAATCTTTTATTTCTGGTCTACCATAGTATTTATCTAGTATTTTATTTTCGATTAGCATTTTTCACCCCCTCCTATTTCCCGCAGTACCAAAATTGATCCTTGAAGCCTTTTATAACTTCAATTCCTAAGAATCCAAAACCATTAGATCCTTGAGAACACCAAGTTTTTTCGTACTCATTGACTTCATCTATAGTTCCGACAAAGTCATAACTGTCCCAGCTTCCGTCTCTGTCACAAGCACTAAGCTGGTTAATTCCGAATAGCTCTTTAAAAGCAATTGGTCTACTAGCTTTGTGCCCGAAAATTCCAAATATATTTTTCATTTTTTTCATTTTTATTCTCCTTAATCTTCAAAAAAATAATATTTTTGTGCAGTCTTGTTATCCCATGCTCTTTTTACAGACTTTTTCATTCCAAGAGTTTCAACAAAAAATTTGTCTAAAAGTTCCACATCTCCACCGTAATCATATCCCCATTCTCTACACTTATTTAGATTCCAAGAAAATGTGAATTCAATTTCTGTACTTTTATAAGTGTTGTAATCTTCTATAAGAGCTAGAACTCTTTCAACTAAATCATCATCTCTTAAAACTTCTTTCATTTTTTCTATTTCGACTATAATTTCTTTGTGTATTCTCATATAAATCCTCCTTAATTTTTAAATTTGTTACCTATTAGGATACGCTTTTTGCAAAAAAAATAGGAGTTGGATCATCTATTTTTAAAACTTCCATAATTTTGAAAATTTCGTCTGAGTTAAATATTTTTGAATTCAATTTATTATTGAAAGTTTTTGTAGACATTCCAATAGCTCCAGCTTGTGCTTTTTTTGTAGCATATCCATTTTCTACAAATTTTCCCATTAATTTATTTATATTTACCATAAAAAGCCTCCTTTCGCCTATTTTATTTTGTTACCCTTTAGGTTACTTTTATGATATCACTTATTTTTTTCTTTGTCAACACCTAATAGGAAATTTTTTTTATTTTTTTAGAAAAAAAGGTT